CCATCGCTACCATTAGCAAACAATTTCCCAAGGCTGTGTCCATGTCTCCACTCATCCGACCTCGGTCGATCTTGTATTTGACACAGCCATCCTTAGCGGTAGCGAACCCCTTGTTGACCAACATCATGTTGAGGAGGCGTTTAAACTCAGGATCGTTGACAAACCTCAAGTATTGAGAGTGCGTCCATCTGAGCGCCTGTTGCGATACGTGCTGGTCAAACCTACTAGCATCCAGTCCCACAACAGTGGGCTCCTTGAACAAGTTCCATTTCTTAGCGCATATATCACCTGTCTGGTAGGCATTATAGCCTTTAGCAACCGCAGGATACTTGTACAGTGCACCGAGAGCTTTATAAGCTTTGTGTTCAAGGGGGGCAATGAACTGGCCGATTGCCACATTAAATCTAGGATCTCGGGGTTGTATGACGCGGGGGGCCGGGTCCACTTTCTTGGAAAAGTCAATCTTCTCAGCTTTTACAAAGGTTGACACCCGGGCGTCTCGTGCAGTAACTGGAGTGAGGAGTACGTCTTCCATGGCCTTGCTGTAGCGTGTATACTGTCTGCCAGAATATCGTTCAACAAACTCATTCATAGTAAATGGCTCCACCCTAAATGGGCGAAACGCTTTGGAAAATGGTTTAAGCCTTTCATCGAACGAGGCAGTTGGCCGGGGCGGCAGGGTGCCCTGGGCATCAATTGCAAACACACGCTCTAGCAATCCACGTTTCAGATTGTTCAGAGAGTTGTTGTGGACTCCATAGTAGTGCAGGGGGCGTGGCGCGTCCACAGCGCTCAACGTCCGCTTAGGGTCGCGGGGAAGCGACGCAAACCTTGCTTGGAAGTTACTCGGATAAAACTGTTGTTTTACTTGAGTCTCGACTCCTCCAAGCAAGGACACTCCCCTCACCGAAAATCCTCGCGCACTTCCGCTACAGCCTGATCTGTAGCGGTGCTGACATAGTACACCTTAACTGCCAGTGGCGCAACTCTGAGGATCCGGGATCGCCGATACTTTTTCTGCTCAAGGTATTCCCTAATATACCTGTCGACGATACGTGTGTTCGCTGGGTTTTCGATGAGTCTACCGTACTTAACCCGCGCCTCAGCAGCACATGCTCCAACAAGTTCATCGTCATTAAGCTCGTGAGTGGTTATGGTGTCCATGAAGAGTTGCTTTGGACCTTCACTCATTGACGACGGAAACTTAACTTGCTCGCTTGGAGAGTAGTTGCCGCTGGGAATACTCCCAAAATACATCACACCTGTATATGGGGCTGCCTCTTCTGAGTCAACGCTCAACCTTTCATTGGCCCACGCATGGATATATTCCACCAACACTCTGCGTCGGGCGGCAACAGTCCTACGGAACTCGTTGTAATAACGTGTAACCCACGCCCAGAAGGCGGGTCCGTGCTGACAGAGGACGTAACCAAAGGTGACTTGGGGGTAAAGTATAAACCCAAGAAGAAGAGTGGCACGATACCAACTGGCGTATTTGATAGCGAGAGACACCAGTGCAGGGAGGAGCCTAGTAACCAAGAAGTAGAGGGAGAGAAGAGAGAAGAAAGCAATTGCGAAAATGATTGCCATGAGTCTTGG